TCATGACCCCATGCCGCGTTATTCCATCAGGTTCTTCAAGGGTTGTGGCGAACTCTTGCCGTATGTTTACCAGTGAAGCACCTGACACAGTTATAGCAGCATTATGAAGGTTTTGGTAGACCTCTTGCATAATGTGCTTTATTTCATATCGGCCCCGATATTCAGACCAAACATGAATAGTTAGTGTATGCTCCACCGCATCCACGGTTTTAGTTCCATCATTGATAGCGGTTTCTTCCCCAATATTGATATATGGCGCAGAAGTTCCCTCTGGGACATCATCATATATGGGAATTACCTTTTGGCTCGTATCATCAACAATGCTTGCCGTGCCGCCCATTCCGCTATGATACTGGCAATAATAATAAAGGGTAGGGGTGCTATCTGTTATGGTTATTTCTATGTAAGCCCCAGCGCTGCCAGCGCTCCCAGAAGAAGTTACATTAGTGGTATATTCAGAACCGCCACCATGAGTTCCATTCGGCGTTGTTGAAAATTTGAATGGATGATTTGAGTTGGTATTGTCTGATTGGGTAAATCTATACGTTCTGCCCCTCATTAAAGAAAGGGTTGGGCTTGCCCCAGAAGAACCAGAAATAAAATATTTATTCCCTGATCCGTAAGAATTTGTGCCGCTTGCAACAGTAACTGCATAGGTAACAGTGCCAGAGTGCGTGGAAGCTGTCTTAATGTTTCCACTTAACTTTGTATAAATTGCCTTCTGTAGGGGCCATGAATGTAACGCCATTTAAACACCCCTTGAGCGCAAACGCGCAAACATTCTTCTGATCTTTGGCCTATTTTCCTCAAGCGCTGGTTGAAGAAATGGCCTAGCTGCCATCTTGCTTGAGCCAAACTCTAACTCTAAAAATTTTGAATAATCTGCACGACTTTCAACAGCGCCTCCAAATTTATCAGCATCTAAAACCATAAAGATATTGTTTGCGAGAAATCCAGTATTAGAGTTTGGAGGATTACCAGCAACGGAGGCGGTGTGCTTACCATAAGTTCTACCTTTGCTTTGGTGTTGCTGTATGCTTGTTTTCGCAGTGTTCATTGTATCTTGGACGCCCGAAGCTATGATGTTCTTAACAAGAGAGGCATATTTAGCCTCGACCTTGGCGTATTTTGGCGCTCTAGTAACCCTTGTTTTGATGCTGGTCATGTAGGAACCCCTTCTGACACATCAAGATCAAGAAACTTAAACCTGTTATCTACGTTTAAAATTCCACCTATCTCAAAGGTTCTTGTTGTAGTAACCCCATCCCTAGTAAATGTTTGAACGAGCCTATAGGCGGTTGTTATCCCAGTTCTGTATCTGATCCTTATAACGCTATCCAACTTATCGCGAAGCTTGTCTGCGAAAAGCTGTTCGTTTGAGCCTTTGGGAGTTATAGATGCAAACACATCCGCAACCTTAGTCCAAACAATCGTAGCCCCACCACCGTCATCAAGGGTTCGCGTTGGAGATTGCAACTGCAATTTGAAGCGCATTGATCCTACTGCCATCAGCCAATACCAGTTCTCAAGATGTTGGAATAAGGCGTCGAGCTAAAACGCATTATTTGATATGGCTGCAAAAGCTGCGTTAGGAGCTTGGGAGGCTGCGGAGGAGGGAACCTTTCGAAGTCTCCCCTATGCTCATACATGAATGTACAATACTGCATCATAGCCATTTTTATGGCGTCTGGTACATTGACAGGGCTTGCCCCATATCCAGCTTCAAAAACTATTTTAAGCCCATTGACGGATCGTAAATCGCTTGGGAAGGAACCCCCATCCCTTAATGCAATTCTTGACGGCGTCCTGATGGTGTCTATGTGATAATTTGAAGCGGCCCAAGTATTCTCTGTGTTATCATCAGTAAAATATTTAACATGAGTAACGCTAATTACTGGCGCGGCGGCAAGCTCAATAAAGTTTTGATAGTTGACAGTATTGGGGCCAGTTCTCCAACCCTCCCAAAGCCTATTGTCTACCTCAATAAAACCATCAAGATATTGCGATACCGTTCTGGTGATGAACGCTCTGCCAGTATAATTCTCAGCCCAATTCCTTGCGGCAACAATGAGCGAAACAATTAGCGTTTCTTCAACGTCATCATCAAGCCGCAAATAATTTCTGACATCATCAACGAATAAAGGCTCTCTGGTTGGTGTAGTCTGTTCTATTCCGCTCATGCTATATCATCCAGAATTGTAATTTGAATATACTCAGAATTTGGAAACGTCTCTGTCTGACCACCACCCGCAAAAACAACTTGGAACTCAGCGAAATATGATCCCGCCGTTGCCGTGTCACCAGATTGCCACTCATATTTTACTGAACCAGCTTCACCATCAATTATAGCCGCTGCGCTATTGATCGTAGCAGTTGAAGAACTAACGGGCCGCATCTTAAACGTAATCGCTGCACCTGTTACATCTACTGCATTCTCATTTGCGTCTTTTAAATTGGCTTGCAAAATAGGAGAGGTATCATTTTGTTTAATAAAGAAGGCCATAGATTTACCTGTTTGGGGCGTTTATCTATTCATTGATACCATCATTTAGCACGATTGCAAAGTTATGTCTTGGAACGACCACCTGATTTCTACTGTCTTGATCTATCGAAACAACCCTTGGAAGTCCGACCCCAAACAATACCGAAGGCATAACAGGAGCGCCAGTTGTTATATTTACAGCGTTCAAGGTATGCGTTTGAGCGAAATTTGTAGCGCCTACATTTGGAGGCCCAGCATAGATATTGGATGCTACAAAAGAATGGCCTTGGTTTATTGCGGTATTATTAACGGCTGGAGTTCCCGATGCAAACCCGATTGCAGATAATTCATGGCCTTGTTGAAATCCTGCATTATCCAGAACAAATGCTGATAGGGTTACGTTTCCAGTGCTTAGAATGTTGTCCTCTACAAACGCAGCATTAGGAACACTTGCCTCCCCAGAATAAAGATTTGGTGTGCTTAGAACAATATTATGAACAAGGGATGGCGATCCAACAACTGGGTTGCCGCTCAAAATATCTATAGCCCCAAAGGTTTCTTCCTCCGACATAGATATTGAGGCTACAATCGGGTTCCCTGATGTAATGGTTTGCGCTGATAGTCCGTGAATTTCAACCAAAGATATTGTGTCAATTATTGGATTGCCAGAAGAAACATCACTTGCAGAAAGCGCATGATCAACAACCATTACTATATTATCAACAACTGGCGAGGGCGTTATTAAATCTGCGGTTACAAAGGTTTCATCCTCTGCCATATTGCAATCATCTGCCACAGGAGCGCCAGAGAGCAACTCAGGGGCCGAAAGGCTATGCCTCTGCGCGATTGTGGGCGACCCCGCAAAAGGCTCACCAGAGGCGATATTTGAGGCTGTTAAAGCCCTTCCTTGATTGAAGGCAGAACTAGAAACGAAAGGGGTTCCAGATGTTATATCAATCGATATAAGGTTTACGCTTAGATTGAATGTTGTTTCACCAACTATCGGGCTTCCTGATAAAACCTCAGAAGCTGCAACGATATGGTTTTGACTAATTAAGGGGCTATCAATTTCGGGATTTGAGCTAAATACGCTAACGCCAGACAGAATATGAGCTTGATTTATTGCAGAGCTTGCAACAGAGGGAGCGCCAACAGTTATTCCATTTATACTCAAACCTTCTTGCTGTGCGATTTGAGGTGATCCTAAAACTGGGTTGCTTGCGAAAATTTCTGTTCCCGCAAAAGTATGCCCCTGATTAAACGCAGAAGATGAAGCAAAAGGATTTCCAGAAACTAAATTCGGAGGTGATGCAAATACCCTATTTATAATTGCAATAGGGGTTTCAAAAACATTAACCCCACCAGTAATCCCTTGAGGCTGCAAAATATGCACTTGGCTCAATAGCGGTAATCCCAAATCTGGCGCACCAGCTAAACAATCATTTACGTCAAAAGTTTCTCCCTCTGCCATATTTACAGAAGGGATAGAAACAGCCCCCAAAGTAATGACTTGGGGGTTTAAATTGTGTATTTGAGAAAATGACGCGCTTGGGATAGAAGGATTGCCAGACGTAATTCCAGAAGCCAATAGCTCTCGAACTATAATTCCGCCATCATCAGAAATTGGCGCAGAAGCTAGTGGGGAAAAACCTATCATAATTTACTCTGGCTTAGTGGGCCAATCGCTATTGACCAAATAAGGCCAATTCGCATGGGTAGTTATATCACGAAGTGCTTGCCGATAAGCTGCCATTTCTGGTGACATCGTTACATCCGACAGAGCAGCCCAGTCCGTTCTTCGCAACAAACTATCCCTATGGTTTCTAACGCGCTGCGCAGCTTCTTCTTCGGGCAGGGAAACTTTGTTGTATTTTTGTTTCCAAGCTCCATCTTCAAAAACAATGTTTTCAGTAATTTGTTCTGTTTTTAAATCTGTTGCTGCGTTGTTACGCTCCTCAAAAACAGGGTAAACGTTATATGAAGCCAATATTTCACTACTCATATTTGCAGGAAAACTGACATTTGGATTTTCAGACTTTAAATCTTCCACAGAATATGGAAACTTAACAACTTCGCCATTTTCAGCCTTAACGTACATCTTCAATCTCCTCAAACGTCATAGTTCATTACGAAATCCAGCCAAGGCATTGTGGAACTGGTACTCCTGTTCAAAACAAACAGTTGGGTTCCATCGCTCCTAAAAAACATATTATGACCATACGTTATTTCAGCGCCTATATAGCGTATTGTGGGGGAAGAAGGTGCTGTGGTTATATCCCACGCCGTTGATAAAGAATATTCTTCAATTTGGTTATAATAATTTGACCCCGCACCATTGCTGTAATGGCTTCTCATCAAAAACATTTTAGTTCCATCTGATTTAAAACTAATTCCTTCATAGGGTGATGAACTGCTTGAAAAAGTAGAAAGCACTAGATAATTAGAAGTAGGAAAGCCATCAAAAGTTGCTGTTGAAATATCCCAATTTGTAGTCATGCTAAAGGGCAGCACTTTGGTATTCTGCTGCCCAACAATGTAAAATTTGCTTCCATCTGATTTGAAAAATATACCGTAAGGTTTGTTTTCTACACTTCTTACGCTCAGTGTTTGGTTGTAGGACATTGTAGATATATCATAAGCTGTACTTAAATCGAACTCATTTACTTCGTCACCAGAGAGGCCAACAAAATACAATTTTGAACCACTGTCTCCGAAAACAAGCTGCATGGGAAAACCATCATAAGAGTTTACGTTAAAAGATACGTTGTTATATGATGCGGTGGTTACATTCCACGCGGTGCTCAAGTCATATTCAAAAATTGTGTCGCTACTGCTTCCCTCAATGTACATTTTTGTACCCGCAGCATTAAAGGTTAGACCATACGGATTGTATTCTTGCCCACTAATACTGAAATCTCGTCCGAAACTGGCTGTAGAAATATCCCATGCCGTAGACAAGTCAAACTCTCGAACATCATCCTGAATGCGTCCAAGAATATACATTTTTGTTCCATCAGATTTAAACCACATACCTTGAGGTACGGATTCACCTAAACCACCTTTTGAACGAACAAATGTTCCAGTAGAAACGTCCCATGCGGTAGATAGAGAATATTGATAAACGAGATCGGTATTACTATCTAAAACGTATAATCTTGTACCACTGCTATCAATAAACAATGCGCTAGGCCCAGACCCCGTTAATCCCAGATAATTAACAGGAGAAGGGCCAGAAGTGTTGGATAAATCCCAAGCAGTGCTTAAATCATACCCATACACATCACCATTAACTCCATCTACTCCGAAAACCTTTGTTCCATCTGGCTTAAAGTAAAAGCAATCAGTGCGCCCTGCTTCGGAGTAATCATAATTTGTAGAATACGAAGCCGTCGAAATATTCCATGCAGTAGATAAATTATATACATAAGCCGCACCAGTTATTGCCTGAACGAACATTACGGTGCCATCCGACTTAAACCATAACTGGTTTGGATTACTTACTTGTGAAGAAACAGAAAAAGCTCGCGTATAAGAAGCCGTTGTTAAATCATACGCGGTAGAAAGCGTGTATTGCGTAACATCGTCGCCCGTGTCTCCACAGATATAAAGTTCTGACCCATTATTTCCTACATACAAACCATTCGGTTCTGTTTCGTAAGTATTAATACCACCGAGCCAGTTATAGCTAGGTTGCGTAAAGGTTGCGGTACTTAAATCGCCCGCCGTGCTCATTTGATATTTCATCAGAGTGTTGGGCAGGCTATTAGATAAAAAAACTTTTGTTTCGTCCTCGGTCAGAAAAATACCATAAAAATTGTTTGAGTCCGAACTTAGATTAACTGTGCTAGTATTTGAGGATGAAAGGGTGCTGAAATCATACGCGGTAGATAGCGCTCTTTCATAAAGCACCTCACTAGAGTCAACAAAATACGCGGAACTTCCATCATAGTTTAATGTGAACGCTCTAACATTGCTTGGCACGCCTGTGGTTTGTGTTGAGGCAAAGGATGATGTTGAAATATCCCAAGCGGTGCTCATCGTGAAAGTATGAACACTCCCATTTCCAGAAGTACCAGCCGCATAAAATTTTGTACCATCAGGTTTAAATATTAAACTTTGGGTGTTAGTTTCCACTGAGTAAATAGAAAAACTGTTTGTGGCTGAACTGGGGGCTGATGAGATATCCCAAGCGGTACTCATATTATATTGGTAAATTATATCACCTGAGTCTGTAACATAAAACGAGGTTCCATCTGGCTTAAACCAAAGAGCCGAACACGAGGATGGGGAAACACTTCTGCTAGTAACAAGTGATGCCGTAGACAAATCCCACGCTGTAGTTAGTTGGTATTCAGCAAGTTTTATAAAATATCCTGCAATAAACAGCGTTTTACCATCAGGCTTCCAGAAACTTACATACGCATTGTTGAATAAACCTTGGGCTATATTTGTATAATTATCGTTATAAAAATACTCCATGTTTGTGATGTTCCAAGGATCACTGACAAACCCGCCACCGCCTACATTCGACGCCGCTTGTAGTAATTTATTACTTGATCCAATCATCCTATAGCATCCGCTGCTAGGAAGCCGTACCAATTTGTACCGCCGTCTACCGTCATAAAGGTATAAATATCTTTTTCCCCGCTGGCAGGTGCATCTGGTGCAGAGCCTCCAGCCCAATCAACGCTGCTAGGCCATGTGACTGTGTGCGTTCCACCCGCTGTGAGTATTAGGCTGAATGTTCCAACCTGTGGGCTGGCTGGTGGGTTAGCAAAGCTAAAGGTTGTATTGCCAGAAGTTGTTATCGTGTAAGTATCTCTTGCGCTCACATCTATAGATGGGGTTGTTCCTGACAATGCCGCAGATGTGTTGTCGATACCCGCAGCGGGAACACGGAAGCGTGTAACACTTGCGCTACCAATAGTTATTTCGTTACTAACGGTTGCGGATGAAGCATCTGCCGACTTTCCAATTACGGTGTTGTTAGTTCCAGAAGTGACATTATCACCCGCATAGGCACCGATAAAAGTGTTATCATTACCCGTATTTAGATTTCCCGCACTTGCACCTACCGCAGTATTACGAGAAAAATCATTAAACGAGTTACCTGATAATGCGCCCCTTCCAAAAGCTGAGTTATCAGTTCCTGTACCTTGACGCCGTAAAGCAAACGCCCCAAAAGAAGTATTGTTTGCCCCCGTGTTAGAAGAACCAGCAGCGTGACCAACCGCTGTACAATAGCTTTCAGTCGTAATACTCTGTAAAGCTTCTAAACCAATAGCTATGTTGTGTGTTCCGGTAGTAAGTAATTTTGCTGATTGATTGCCTAAAGCCACGTTATTATGACCCGAAGTTAAATCATGCAGCGAACTCTGACCCATTCCGATGTTATCGTAACCAGAAACACTGCCACTACCCTGCATAACATCAGACCCGATGGCTACGTTTCGGAAGCCCGTGTCAATGTAATAACCAGAACGATAGCCCAAAGCGACATTTTGATATCCCGAAGTTAGATCATGCCCTGCCTCTATACCAAGAGCTACATTGTAACCCCCAGTGGTAGCGGATTGTCCAGCGTCATAGCCCAAAAAGACATTGGCGGTTCCTGTCGTAACACTCGCACCAGCATTTCTACCAATACCTATATTGTAATTTGCTGATGTAATATCTTCTAAAGCATCATGCCCTATACCAATATTATCACTCCCAGTTACCGCAGCCGTTGTTCCCATAGGGTTAAAACCTATAGCTACATTCCTATCACCAGTAGTAATTTTATCCCCAGCAGAGTTGCCTAAAAGTGTGTTGTGTGTGCCCCCACTTGCGAGATTTGCACCCGCATTCGTACCACCGATAAAGTTGCCAGTGCCTACGTTACTGACAGCACCATCTGCCCATTCACCCGCAGTACCGCCAGAGTTTACAGTAAGAACTTGCCCTGCGGAGCCGAGCGTGGACGGGATGTTCGTCGCAATGTCTACGCCATCTACGGTGCCACCTACTGTTATGTTGCCAAAAGCGTGAAAGCGCTGCGTACTTCCATCAATCATCATTTGAGCCGCTGCACTGCCGCCCCGATAAAAAATTAAATTATTACTAAAGTTAAAATATGTATCGTCCGCCGTTGCGCCCGTAATTCTTAGAATGCCATCACTTTCACGGCGAATATTAGCCCCGCCGCCAAAGTCTATTCTTGACCCCTCGGCAAAAAGAAACTCATCGGAAGAAGTATCCCAAGTGACGCCGCTATGATTGGTGCCCGAAAAAGTGACGTCACCCGTAAACGTGCCACCCGCTAGAGGCATCTTTGTGCTGTCAGATGAAGCAGGAAGGTTAGTAAGCCCAGACCCGTCACCTGTTACAGCCGTTGCAGCTAGGGTTCCGGTGATTGTGACCCCAGATGATGATGTGGCGAGTTTTGCGGAATTATCATAGTAAAGTGTAGATGCACCGTTAGATAAGCCAACAAAGAAGTTTTCACCTGTGTGGGCTTGGAGTTTTATTTCATTGTTGCCACGAATAAGTACATCCCCAAGTTCAGAAGAAAATTCTAAGGCACTCCCGTTCCAATGGATTGATGCGTCTGATCCGTCCCCAAAAACAGCCTTAGCGTTGTCTGCAAATCTTAAAGAATTGGCAGACTTATCCCATACAGCGTTGTAGCTTGCGCCCGTGAAGGTGAAGTCACCGTTTTGGACTGTTGCGCCTGTTAGCTCAACGCCCGTTGTTGTTGCCGCAACCTTAGTATTATTTCCTGCACGAAGTTGTGAACCTAAATTTCCCGTTAGAAATGTTCTACTGCTTTCTGCGCCAACTTTTTCATCCGAGCTTGCGTCAAAGGTAATGTCACCCGATACGTTTACACCCGTATTTAGGGTTTGAAGTTTCGTACTTCCATAATGCATCAAGTGGACAGAACCATCAGAACCGTCCGCCAAAATGTAATCAGTTACATTTCCTTGACCGTTATCTGTTTGGATTTTTATATCTGCATCATCAGAATAATTTGATATGTATAGATGACCTGTATAATTACTTATATGTGAAGTTCCGCCCCCATCATGAAGAAGCTGAAGATCACCGCCATTACCGAGCTTAACCCTTTTGTAATCTGAAAGTTTTACATCATCATTGAATGTAGCAGCACCCGCATTGGACATATCAAGGGTCAGGGCGGTTATTGTTGAACCGTTGTCCGTACCCCTAAACCGCATATCGTAATTATTGGTAGAGGATTTAATATCAAATGCGCCATCGGTTGTTTGATTTTCAATGTAGCCCCAAGTAGCCCCATCATCCTTAAAGAAAATAGTAGCGCCGCCTACATCCAATGCCAAATCACCAGCGACATCCAATGTCATATCACCGCTAGTATTTATAATATTACCTGTTAAGACAACGCCGTCGCCCCGTGTTGAAATTTTTTCTGAACCATAATGGAATAGTCGTGCTGAACCATTTGAACCGTCAGCACGGAAATACTCAGAAAGGTTTCCGAAGCCATCGTCTGATTTTATAACTACATCTTGATTTTCAGCACTGTTAATAATATCAAGCTGACCAGTAACATTTTCTATAGAGCTGTTGGTTCCATTATGATACAGTTGCAAATCTTGTGATGTTCCAAGCTGTATTCTATTATTTACAACGCTTGTGCTGTCATTCGCTTGGATATTGTTTCCATTAAGCTGGAGCGCACCACCTAGTTGGGGAGATCCATCATCAACAAGGTCATTTAGAGCATTGGGGTTAGAGGTTGCATTAACTGCAATACCGTCAAGCTTTGTGCCATCAACGGCCAAATCACGCCCGTCAACGGTTCCTGTGACAGTTATATCTCCCGTTACATCAAAGCCACCTGTTAAGACTTCTGCTTTTTGCGATCCGTTGAAATAAAGTACCGCTCCCGCATCTTCTTGAAAAACAGCAATATTGTGACCATCAGCATCTTGGATGGTAATATTGCTGCCACGAATACGATTAAGGTTAAGGGCGTTATTATGTTCAATAACCATATCAGGGGCAGAGCTACTGCCTCCAAAAGATAAAGTTGCCCTATCATTGAAATGTAAATGACTTTCAGATTTATCCCAAAAGGCGCTGTAAGAAGCTCCCGTGAAGGTAACATCTCCATCATGCACCGCGCCATCATCGGTTACGGTTCCTGTGACGTTAATCCCGCTGCTAGTGGTTTCAAATTTTGTAGCGTTATCATATCGAAGGGAAACTGCGCCATCTGGCGTAAAAACGCCCATATACTCGCTGCCCGTTGTTTTCCCGATAAATACATTAGGGCCGTTGGATCGTATAAATAAAGAACCGCCGCCGACCTCATCTATATAACTACTATCAGAAGCGTGATAGACTTCTAAATCATTGCCAGAGCCAAATTTAGCTTTGGCATTATCTGCAAACTCAAGGGCATTATCTGACCTATCAAAGACAATATCACGGCCCGCCGTAGCCCCGTCAAAGGTTACATCTTCCGCAAATGTAACCGCACCAGAGAAAGACGCGCCATCCGTAAACGGCAAATCAGAAGCGGCGGGAGTTATAAATATAACCGCCTCACCACTTAGATTTATCGCGTTATCGGAATTAGTGCTTTCAGAAACAGTCCTAGAAAGCTGAGTTCCCGATGCCGTATAAGTACCAACGCCTATCTCGAAATTAGCGCCATCCTCTATAACGTAAGATACTGAGCTTCCATCAGTAATGCCGCCGCTTGAGAAATTTTGGTATCCTTCTACGGCGGTTCCAAGACTTATTACTCCCGTACCAGTGGTGGCCGAATTGACCTTGATACGGTTTCCATACTTTTTGGGCATCTTTTAACTCCTAACTAATGAAAGCAACTAATTAGGATGGGTCTGGGATACCGATCTTAAAGGTGGCTAAAGTAAATGTGTTTCCGCTTGTAACGCTTTGAGATGCGGAAAGAGAACCAGTCGCAAGAAGCCGCGAATTTGTGGTGTCAAGGATGGCATAATTAGTAACCGTTCCTGTTCCAGAAATGCTGCCATCTGTAATAGCCGCTACAGTTACCTCACGGCCACCGCCGGATCTATCCGCTGGTGCTGCAATGCTCAAAGATGTGCTTGAACCCAAAGCATGGGTTGAGTTTGCGCTTGCGAATGTGGTGGCCTCCTGAGAGGTAACGGTGATTTTATTGGCCTCGGTGTCAAGGACGCTAAGTCCATTGTCTAAAACCCTGTCTGCAATACTTGCCATTTAATAAACTCCTAGAGAATGGACATGCTGGGAAGATAACACAGTGAAGCGTCTCAATCAATCAGGCTTTTGGGGCCAATCTATAGCAAGGGGAAATCCTGATTGCTGGGGAACATTTAATAGATCAGTGCGATATTGCGCCCATTCCGCACGTTTATCATCTGTCATATCGCCCCACAATAAGGGGTTAGAAACCACTGGGTCAACTACAATAGAAAGTAACTTATTCCTCTCTCCTCGCGCCTCTATCGTCTTTGCCTCGGTTTTTCTGGCAATATCTTCGACCCAACCACCATCAATCCAATCGTGATAACAATCTGGACGCTGTGGGGTTTCGATAATTACATCTTC